TAGGTGGGAGACGCATTGCAACTCAAACGCCTTAAAGAATTTTTTTGATTTTTTTCTAGACTTTTGTGCAATGAAGCCTCAGTCTTAGTTTCGATTTTGAGATTTCTTTTAGGGGCGTTTCTTTTTGGCACTTCCAGAGTTCACAATGCGCCAACTGCTGGAAGCAGGCGTACACTTCGGTCACCAGACGCAGCGTTGGAACCCCCGCATGGGTCCCTACATCTACTGTGCTCGCAACGGCATCCACATCATGGACCTGACCAAGACCGTTCCTTTGCTAGACCAGGCTCTGCAAGCCGTCCGCGACACCGTTGCCAAAGGCGGCCGCGTTCTGTTCGTCGGCACCAAGCGTCAAGCGGCGGGACCGATCGCCGAAGCCGCCGAGAAATCTGCTCAATACTATATGAACCATCGTTGGCTGGGTGGCACCTTGACCAATTGGAGAACTGTTTCTCAGTCAATCAAGCGCCTGAAATTAATTGATGAGAGACTTGAAAGTGGTGCCGAAGGCCTCACCAAGAAAGAGCTCCTACACATAAAGCGTGACCAGCAGAAACTGCGGGCTGCCTTGGGCGGAATCGCGGAGATGGGCGGAGTGCCTGATCTGCTCTTTATTATTGACGTGAAAAAGGAAGCGCTGGCTGTTGCTGAAGCTAAAAAACTGGGTATTCCGGTTGTGGCCGTTGTCGACACCAACTGCTCACCAGATGGCGTTGACTTCGTAATCCCGGGCAACGATGACGCATCACGCGCTATTTCTTTGTACTGTGATCTGGTAGCACGTGCAGCGCTGGATGGTATGGCTGCTCAATTGGGAGCTGCTGGGATTGATGTTGGAGCGCAGGAACCAGGCGAAACGTTCCCTCCCTTTGATCCAGATGATACGGATGACCCAGGTCCTATGAGCGCGCCGACTGTATCAGGAGGATCTCGTTGACACCTTCTAATAAGACCCAGAGCGAAGCAGAATTTGCGAACTCGGAAAGAAAAGCTCGTGTGGCTCACAAAGTTGCGGTGACCTCACGAATAAGCGAGACGAGTAGATTTGTCGGTTTCGGAATTGTTGCCTGGGTGTTTGCAGTCCACACCTCGGATGCTGTTTTTGCCACCAAGTATATCGCTTCCTATGAATTATGGGTGAATGTAGCTGGCTTCCTTGGGATGCTAGCAATTGTCTTTGATTACCTTCAGTATTTGTGTGCCTACCTTTCTGTTAAGCACTCCCTGACTAGAAAGGATAATTTTTTCCAGTTCGACAAGAATCATCCGAGCTACCTTCTTCAATCTGTCTTTTTTGGTGCTAAACAAGTTTGTGCTATCGTTAGTTCTATAATAATCTCGATTACCTTTGGAATGTCTGTTGTACTCGATTGATGGAGATGTCTGCCTTCCAAGCGGGGTGTACAACCGGCTGATTGAAACAAACCTAGTCAAAGCTCTCACTTTGATCACGACAGCTGGCGCTGGTTCCTAAGCCTTTTTGAATGGATGGAAATAACGCCAGAGGCTTTGAGTGCATTCATTAGCAACCACTTGACTAGAACACCGGTCACGCGGAAGCACCAATGCCAAACATTCCTTTTCAGCTATCTGAGGATTGGGCCTCGGGAAACCGTTTCTCAGCTGCAGACGAAACAGGTGCGCTGCTCACAAACACAGCCAGTGGTACTGTCTATTCCGAGATCACTGACACTTACGCTTTGCCTGCGATCTATTCGCGACATGCAACGCCTTTGCATCCCGGGCATTCTATCCCGCTGGAGCTGAAAGCGGGCTGGCGGCCCTGGTTTTGTGGTGCTATCGCACGCGTGACTTGATCGTGAGGCAGCGGACGCAGACCATCAACATGCTGCGCGCAGTTGGCTGAGTTTGGTATCATCTTGCCGCAAGGCGTCTATCATGCGCTGAAATTTGCAAAGAACAGCGTAGATGGCGAACCATTGAATTTACCACAGGACGCTCAAGAGGTTGTCTTCGATCTGTGCGAGCAGTTGCTGTTCTTACATGCGAAAATTCTGCGTCATACGCGGCATATGGCCCAGATTGCCAAGCGGGAGAAACGCGTTGCGCTCTTGCGCACGATACCTGGCGTTGGTCCGATTACAGCATCAGCAATTGTCGCGACCGTTGGCAGCGGTAAGCAGTTCAAAAACGGGAGGGAGTTTGCTGCGTGGTTGGGGCTGACACCGCTCAACCGATCGAGCGGTGGAAAGGAACGGTTGGGCCATATCTCAAAAATGGGAGATCAATACATACGCCGCTTGTTAGTTCTGGGCATGACGTCTCGCATCAGGTCCATCAAGGCTGAGCCGGAAAGGTTCGATCCTTGGTTTGCCGATATCCTGTCGCGCAAACCCAGCAGAGTGGCGGCAGTTGCAATGGCCAACAAAACTGCCCGCATGATCTGGGCCGTGCTAACCCGCAATGCGCCATATAACGTGAGAACCACTTAACACGACCAATAACAGGAGTTTGCAAGACCAATGAGGTGATGGAACTTTGTCAGCCCAAAACCAAGACACCCCGTGCTTAGTCCTGAATGCTTGCTGTTCGATGTGCGGAATGGGACTTGGTTGATGGAAACTATCAGGGCCAGCGGCCATGTGTGTCGCGCTAACAGGCCGAACACAAGACTGCTTCTGACAAAACGCCACGCTCAAATAGGACTTGCAAAAAGGGAGCCATCCACACAGGACTAAGCGCCATTTCGACGCACTTGCCCCAGTGTCCGCTGCGGGGAACAGGATGGTATAGGCAACAGTCGTTGCTAACGCCAAAGAGCAATCAACTCTCGCACGAAGATTGATTGAAAGTTATGGACGCTCTAGGTATGCGCGCTTTTTGAAAGCCAAACCAGATAGACCCCGTAGGAGATACCAAGCACACAGGCCGCCAAGGCCAATTGCTTGCCAAAATAGCCGAACGATCTAAAGCGATAATCGAGCCAGCGTACGTTGTAGAGGTAGTTTTCGTGCGACATGGCCCGCCTGGCTGAAATTTGCGCTGCGACATACTGTAAATAGTCTATTATCAATCCGCATAAGCCAATCAGAAAGACTACAAACGCAATGTCCAGCACCCCAGGCACCGTGTCCAGTTGACCGGAAATAATTGCGGCACCTGTAGCGCCTGTGGCGCTCACCAGACCGCCTCGGACGATCTTTGAAACTTGTTCGCTGTACGTTTGAAGGTCGGATACTAGTTGCCGCCTGCGGTACCCCAATTCCTTTTCGTCACTCATATCGCCCCCCAATTCGATTGCCCGAGCCAACCTCATCACAAAAGCAGTTACACCTCAATCTTTGGGTCGCCAAAATCACACATTTAGCCCAACTCCGGGCTGAGGGCTCTAATACTACGCCTGCAAAAACGAACGCTTTTGTCACGGAGCGCGCGACGCCCTAAGGCACTGAATAAGCCTGTGCCACAAGCCTTTGGCAAAACGCCGTCTAGTTTTGACAGGTTTTTGACAACTTCGTGATTAGCGGACGTTCGCACATTGTGCAGCATTGGTAGGAGTGGGCTGGGGGAGCAGTAAACTCTGGCAGTCGTAAGAAAACAGCCAGAGGCGGCAGCCTCGCTTTCCTGTGAATTTGACCTCAAACCTACGGGCGCGCGTGACAGCCGCCTGTTAGCGGAGAGGTCAGAGTTGCATGACGCAGCCTACAATCACCAAGAACATTTCGCTGGGCACAATTCTGAGCCTGGCCACAATCCTCACCTCCCTCGCTTTTGCTTGGGGGCAGTTCAACACGCGCATGTCAGTGACAGAGGCGACGATCAACCGTCTCGAGGGGCAAGTTGTTGCTCTGGATGATTTTCGGCGGCTCGAGGATCAGCTCGAGAGTATCAATCCCCGCCTGCGGCAAGTCGAGCAGCGGATTAGCGCCCAAGACGCCACTCTCGACCGCATTCTTGAAACGCTGGTCGATATCCGAGCGCGGCTCGACCGGCGCTCAGCCCCATCCAGCTATTTCCCCGACACTCAATAGGAGTTGACTATGAAACTACTTCCCAACTGGAAATCTGTGCTGGCCGGGTCTTGGTCGGTCTGGTTGATCGCTTTGGCCTGCATCTTGTCTGCTGTGCCCGTCTTTGTATCTCTGGTTTCGCCAGGGGTGCTGGGCGTTGATCCGGTGATGTTCGCCGCTGCAGCTGCACTGGTGAACGCATTGGCCATTCCAGCCCGCATCATCGCGCAAGCGGGGCTGTCTGACGCTCTCAGCACCTTTCGCAGTGATACCAGTGGAGCGATGCGCAAACGGGCTGCAGTTGGCCTTGGCGCGGGTGCTCTGGTGATCTCAATGGCAACGCCCTTCATTGCGCATTGGGAGGGTGTCAGACTTGAGGCCTATCGCGACATTGTGGGCGTTCCGACGATCTGCTTTGGCGACACGCACGGGGTCAAGATGGGTCAGCGGGCCAGCATGTCGGAATGCGTCGACCGCTTAGAGGCTGATGTGCAGATGTTTTATGCTGAGATTGGCCGCTGCATGAAAAACCCCGGCATTCCGGCTGGTGTTCAGGCATCAATGCTTGAGTTGGCGTTCAATGTTGGATCTGGCCCGGTGTGTCGGTCAACCATGATGCGGCTTGCCAATGCGGGGCAATACAGCCGGGCCTGCAATGAGCTGCACCGTTGGGTGCGCGCTGGTGGCAAGCGCATTCGGGGGCTGGAAAACCGGCGCGCTGATAGCAAGCGGGCGCTTTGCATGAAGGGTCTGGGCTGGTGAATTGGCAGGCCTGCACTCTGGGGCTGCTGGTGCTGGTGTCCTGTGGCTCGCCTGTTGGGAAACTGGCAGGGCTTGCAGCTGGCGGGCCGAATGTCGCCGCCAATGTGCAGGCCGGGCGTACCAATGCCCAGACCCTGGGCGCCGCCGAGTTTTCAGACCAGCGCGTCACCCGTTCCCAAGCCAGATCAATCGAGCAGAGTGCAGGCCGAACGGGCGTGCGCAGCGAAAGCGTCGAGACGCTGATCGTCCGTGAAGACCCTCCGGCTTGGCTGCTGCTGCTTGCTTTGGTTGGCTGGCTGGCTCCGACGCCGCGCCAGATCGGCCTGGCCGCTTGGTCTGGCGCTCGCGGGATGTTTTCGCGGGTCCTTCCCGGGGGGTGACGCTCTGTGGGTATGAATATGCGCAGAAATTTATGTGTGCGTGCCGATGGGGGAGGGGGTTGTTTATTATATAGATCGCGCAACCGTCTGAAACAAAACAGCGATCTGGGTTTCGAATGTAAAAACTAGGCCCTGTTTGGGTAAATGCTTGTTTCTATTCGTCAGGGGGTCAAGTGGCTGTAAAGAAAACAAAAACGCGTGGTCGAGTAGTAAACCGGGCCGAACTGGCTGAAATCAACGGTGTCTCAATGCCGACGATTGATGACTGGGTGAAGCGCGGTTGTCCCGTTGGCCAGCGGGGAGGGCGCGGGCGGGCTTGGCAATTCAACACTGCGGAGGTGCGCAACTGGCGCGAGGATGATATCCGCGCCGAGTCCAGCCAAGCAACAAACGCCACAAAAGAGCAGCTGGTCTTGCGCAAGCTGGCTGCCGAAACCGAGCAAGCGGAACTGGATCTTGCCAAATCCAAAGATGAGGTTGTGCCGGTCGAGCAGCTGGAACGCGCCATGATCAAGGCCTTTGGCGAGGTGCGCGCAGGCATGCGCAACGTGGTGCCTGGCCGGGCCGCCAGCCGGTTGCTGGGAGAAACGGATGAGACCAGTTTCAAGGCGGTATTGCTGGAAGAAATCGACCACGCGCTCGAGGCCCTGGCGGACAGTGACCTGATCAATGAAACAGATCTGGACCGCGAAGACGAGGAAGACGACGGCGAGGACAAGGCGGCGGATAGTGCGTGAACGCCCGGGCTGACTTCTCCAATTCCCGCGCGGTCGTTCGGTCTTCAAGGCGAGCGCGCAACTATCTGCGACCACCCCCAAACCTGCTGCCATCGGAATGGGCAGAGGAAAATATCAAAATCCCGGTCGGCAATGCCGTGCCGGGTCCAATGCGGTTTGATAACGCGCCTTACCAGCGCGAAGTGATCGACATGACCGCCAACCCGCGATGCGAGCGCATTTCGCTGATGTGGGGCGCGCAGGTTGGAAAGACGCAAACGGCTTTGGCAGCGCAGGGGTATCGGATCGAGTTTGATCCTGTTTCCCAAATGATGATGCAGCCCAGCCAGGGGGATCTGACCACCTGGCTTGAGACTAAATTCAACCCGATGGTCGAGGCCAATGAAGGCCTGCAGAATGTCCTGGCCAAGCCGCGCGGTCGGGATGGTGTGAACAACCAGCGTATGAAAAGCTACCCGGGCGGGTTCCTCATGTTCAGCTGGTCTGGTTCCCCCAAAACCATGCGGGGGCGGTCGGCGCCCTTTATCGTTTGCGATGAGACTGACGGCTATGACCGCACCAGCGAGGGCCACCCGGTCGGCCTGCTGTGGCAGCGCGCGGCCACCTTTGGCGATCAGCGGCTCTTGCTCGAGATCAGCACCCCAACAATCAAGGGCGAAAGCCATATCGAAACCGCCTTCGAGCAGGGTGACCAGCGGTATTTTCACGTTGTCTGCCCCCATTGCGGCCATGTGCAAAAGCTCACATGGGGGCAAGTGGACTGGGACAAAGACGAGGACGGGGAACACCTGCCAGAAACCGCAACATATCTCTGTGCGGCAGACGGTTGCGGAACGGCCTGGAACGACGCCGAGCGCCGGGCCGCGATCCGCAACGCAGAAAAACAGGGCGGCGGGTGGATCGCCAAGAAACCCTTTAGGGGCCATGCCTCTTATCACCTGTCTGAGCTCTACAGCTGTTTTCGCCGCCTGAAAGATATTGTGCAGAGCTTTCTGGATAAGAAAGCCGCAGGCGATCTGCAGACTTTTGTAAACGTCTCTTTGGCGGAAACCTGGGAAGAGGCGGGCGATAAGCTCGAGGCCGCCGATTTGATGGCCCGGGCTGAGAAGTTTAGCGCACCGGCGCCGCGTGGCGTGGGTGTGATTACCGCAGGCGTCGATATGCAGGGCGACCGGCTCGAGGTGGAAGTCGTTGGCTGGGGCCTGGGGGAAGAATCCTGGTCTCTTGGCTACCATGTTTTGTGGGGTGATCCACTGCGATCTGAGGTCTGGGACGAGCTGGACGAATTGCTTGATGATACCTGGACCCATGAGAACGGCAGTGAGTTGCGGATCTCAGCTATTGCTCTGGATACCGGGGGCACGGTTGGGGGCTATACCCAGGCGGCCTATGACTATGCCCGCAATCGGTTGTCTCGCAAGGTCTTTGCCATCAAAGGCGTTGGTGGCTGGGGGCGGCAAATTGTAGGTGCGCCCAGCAAGATCCGCCAGCGCGGCAAACGTCCGGTGCAGCTGTTCTCTGTCGGTGTTGACGAGGCAAAAGTCGTGGTTGCGCAAAGGGCGCGGATTGCTGGTCCCGGGCCTGGTTACAACCACTTTCCAGAGGATCGTGACCCAAACTGGTTTGACATGTTCACCGCAGAAAGCTTGCGCACCAAATACCTGAAAGGCTTCCCTATTCGTGAATGGCACAGCCTGCGCCCGCGCAACGAGGCCTTTGACTGCCGGGTCTATGCCTTGGCCGCGTTGAAGATCCTCAACCCCAATATTGCCCGCTTGGTAAGGGCCCTGGAAGTCGAAGACGAAGAGATCGAGGCCCAGGTCGAAGCTGAGCCCCAGAATGAGCCGGAGGAAAAAGAGCCAGAGGTCACGCCGCCCCAAAAGCCGCAGGCTACGGGAAAGCGCGTCTGGAAGCCGAAGAGCAAAAGGCGACGACGCGGCATCTGAATAGGGCAATATCGTGAGCGCAATTCCTGGCGAAATCGGTGCGGGTGTCACCTTTCGGGCGACTGTATCTTTGCCGGTCTACCCGGCCCCCGAGTGGTCGGTTGACCTCATCTTACGAGGCCCGGGTCAAATTGATCTGGCCAGCACAG